GTAGCGCAGTCCGGTTAGCGCACCTGCTTTGGGAGCAGGGGGTCGTGGGTTCGAATCCCGCTACCCCGACAATTTTATACCTAACAACCTATTTATTAGATTGTTAGGTATGGTCGTTTAAATATGACCGGGAGAGAAATGTGAGATGTTTAATCAAGGGGAGATTTGAAAAATAATCTCTTCTTAAAAAAAAATGTCTGTTCAAAAAAATTCCCTGATTTCGGAGGTAATTTCCTATACGCCTCCAAAACTTTATACCGGGAAAACCGGTAACGATTGGTATGTAGGATTCTACGCTTTTTGTCCCATTGCGGGAAAACTTAAAATCAAAAGAATCAAGATCAATCACATACCCAAAATTTCAGATCGAAGAAAATACGCCGCCGATTTAATCAATCGGATTCATGAACAGCTCCGTCGGGGGTGGAATCCGTGGATTAACGAATGTCATTCGAAAGGACTGGCTTTATTTTCAGAAGCTACGGATAAATACAGAAATTATATTACTCGATTGCGTACTGATGGCGTTTTGAGGGAAGAAACCTACATAGGATATATTTCTTACCTTAGAAACCTCGTTCGCTATAACGCCTCTTTAAAAGTTCCCATTACTTATATATATCAATTCAATCGGGAGTATATAAACGAGTTTATCGAGCATATCTACATTGAAAGAGAAAACAGTGCACAAACCCGGAATAACTATCTTTCATGGTTGCGAATTTTTGCCGGATATCTACTCAAACATGGCTATGTCGATAAAAAGGTTACGGACGGAATAGATCTTATCCCTAAACGATCCATAAAGAAACAGCGCACAGTCATTTCTGAAAGCGATTTGATCCGTTTGCAAGAGTATCTAAAAACCAAAAACAAACGTTTCCTACTGGCTTGCTATATTCTTTTCTATTGTTTTGTACGTCCCAAAGAGATAAGTTATATTCGTATCGGCGACTTTAATGTAAAGGCCGGCACTCTCCTACTTCACAGCGACTATACAAAAAATCACAAAGATGCAGTATTGACTATCAATCGGAAAATTATCGAGTTGATGATAGACTGCGGTTCTTTCTCTTATCCGAGTGATTATTACTTATTTTCCGATGGTCTTACCCCCGGCCCGAAATGGAGAAGCGAGAAACAATTTCGGGACTACTGGACACATTACGTCCGAAAAAATCTTCGATTCCCTGTGTCATACAAATTCTACTCATTGAAAGATACCGGGGTGACATCGATGTTACGGGCGAGGATCGATAACATATCGGTCCGGGACCAAGCCCGGCATTCCTCTATTCTAATCACGGATATATATACGCCGCATGACATAGAGCAAGCCAATCCCATTATTCAGAAGTTCGACACTGTTTTTTAAAATATTATCGTTCTTGTGTAATATTACACAACTAATTTGTATTATATTTGCTCCAAAATCTATCTGACTTTAATTATATAGTTATGCAAAACTTTAATTTCACCGACGAACTGAAAAAAAGGAATAATGGAATATTCATAAAGTTATCGGTTTATGTATTTAAAGAAGATAACGCTTATATTTCCTACTGTCCCTCTCTCGATCTTTCCGGTTGCGGGAACGATATCAACGAGGCCAAAGATTCGATGGAAAAAACACTGATGATTTATTTCGATTATGCGTTAAATAAAAATACGCTTCTAAAAGACTTGCGTAATCATGGGTGGAATGTTCGAGGGGTTAAACAGAAGAAAATCAAAGCTCCGAAATTCGATGAATTATTGCACAACGAAGATTTCTTAGATATATTGGAAAACAAGGAATATCAAAAATTCGATACTCCTGTCGAAATACCCGTTTAAACTATGTCTACACATAAACTCAGTAATGTTTCATTAGAAGATTATCGTTCCTTTTTGCTGAAATGCGGGTGCAAAAAGACGGGAATAGAAGGAGGTCACGAAAAATGGGTAAGAAAGGATTTACTTCGCCCGATCATAGTCCAAACACATGTCGATCCAGTTCCCGAATTTGTTATAAAAAATGCACTTAGGAACTTAGGATTAACGAAAAAAGATTTTTTTCATATATTATTCGATGTGCCTTATTCTAAAACAACCTTATAAATATTAATCATGGAAGATGTAATTATCGATACCGATTATTCCGCCTGTTGGTACTGTGATAACATACTCGATCACGACGATCAAGTAGGATTGCTTTATCTGGGGTTCCCCCGCTGCTTTGTTTTAATACCTAATAAGATAGATTTCTTTTTCTCGACGTTCGAGTCTTTCAAGAGGGGAGTAACGCAAATCAACTGGTTAGATCCTGCCGATAAAGGGACGGAAGAAGAACGGGAAGCTGTCTTGATAAAGCTCTGGAACTTCTCTATATTACAGGAGGAAGAAGAAGATCGACGCTACGAGGAACGCATGGGAGAAGATGATGATTTTTAATACAACAAGAAAAGCCGGTGATTAACCGGCTTTTTCATTTTCGTGTTTCAGGTAGTTCCGTTAAATACGTTCTTACTTTCGTTTCTTTTAGTTTAAGGAGATCACGCTCGCACAGGGTAGTTTTAGGTGATTTCGCACGCTCTATATTTATTGTTATATAAATATCTGTAATCCTACTGCAAATATATATCGTACCGTTCTATTATGCAACCTATTATACATTTTTCTTTCTTTCCGGCTCGATAATATCGGCCTTGTTCTTGAACCATTTGAAGATATTGATTCGAAACTTGCTGCCTCTCGATTCGAAGTAATTATTAAAACAAGAATTTATCTCACACCCGTAGATCACAAATAAGACAATCGCCGGAAGTATGGGAATCCCGAAAGGTTGACCGAATGCCGCCCCGAAACTGGTAGCTACCAATATCCAACATATATAATCGATCATCTTGTTAACGGTTCGCCTGATCGCACGACTCCTCCGTATGGTTTCGCCTCTCTTTTTGGAGGCTTCTATCCCAAACTTGAAATCGGCAATAATCAAACAGAGAGCGGCCACGATGAACCATTTCACCGGCTCGACGAACTCGATGAACGAAGTCAGCCAACTTGCCAACATGCCGGAGATTACATTTCTTTCCTGCATATATATGTTATTAAGCATTATTTTCTCGTTCTATTTCCTCTTGCAAAGCCTGTTCTTTGGCTGCATGATAGCTTAGATGTTCTTCCGGGGTAATCTCCCGCACGGTAGAAGCGTCGAAGTCCGCCGGTGTGTACATCGCTTTTACTCCTTCGTAAGTCTTTATATCATCGCCTTCTTGGTAGGTAGTCAGGTAATTACCTTCCGTTGCGGGAGTAATCTTTTGATAAGTTTTTTCTTCTATATTCATGGGTATTTGTTTTTTATGTGGTTTTGTTTGATTGAGTTCTTTTCTCCCTTACATTGAATCGGCGAAATTAACCGTCCAATTCTCCTCCGTCAGTTTCGCTATGATACCTTCCGATTCTAAGAAGGTTTGCGCAGCCGTGTTGAATGTCAACGTAGCGGCCGGTAGTCCCAAAGTTTTTAAAGGAGCTACACCGCTTTCTCCGGAAGCATAGGCAAATCCTCCTAACAGTTTTAAAGTATCTTCATCGATATTCGGGGAATCTGCCAGCGATAGAGCGGTGTGTAAGAAGATCACATCGCCGATCGACGACAAAGCCGAGCACCCCTTGAACATGTTTGTTGCTTCTTTTACGTTCGAAAAATCCCAGTATTCAAGAGATTGCATGGATTGGTTATTATAGAATATAAAGCTACAATTAGCAATTTTCGGAATATTTATCTTCGGGAAATGAACGATAGGAATATTTGAAAAAGCGTATGTTGCGGTGACGATATCCGGTAAATCGATATTGCCTATTTCCGTTAGTTTTGAACTTTCAAAGGCGTTAAATGCGGTATATGCACTTTGAACGGATAAATTTAAGATCTTACTTATATTACTTCTCTGAAAAATTCCTTCTAATGACGGCACATCTAACGGCTCTATATTTACTTCATCATTTAGACTTGTTGTGCCACGAAAAGCCGCCACAACATTAGTCATTTTCCCCCAATTTAAGTTTGAAGGTAAAGAAATTAGAGATTTGCAGGTGTCAAAAATGTATGACAAATCCGTCACATTCGAGAAATCGAATACTTCGGGTACTTCCTCGAATGTAGAATAAGAGAATTTAATCCCCTCCGCCGCCACGTCGATTTTGGTAATGGGTACGAGCGTGCCCGTCAACTTCTCGCCCCGTACATACGCCGTCTTTCCCTCGACAATATCGGCAGCCGTGGCCGTAGCGTCGGCCGTCATCTCCGCCAATGTGGGGCACTTCTTCGAAGGTTGCCCAGCCTGTATCAATCCCAATCTTCCTAAACTCATGGCTTACCGCATTTTATTGATGTTGAGAGATAAATCATCGGTATCGGAAACAACGTTTGTCCCTGCCGGGAAATAGAAACTGATAATCGTTCCGGTAGCCACGACCACACGGCTATCTGTTCCGTCCGGGTAATTAATTTGTACAACAGTTCCGCTAACAAAACTCAACATATACACACCGGCTTCGGGCAATTCTACCGAATCCCCGCTTCCTTCAATGTAATATTGCTTTCCGGGCTGCAAAACCCCGATGGGGTTCCTATTTATATCTAAGGGTTGATATTCGTTCATGACAGAAATGTTTTTAATCTTTATAATATCCGCGAATAACGGCCAAGTTGTTTTCCAATCCGGGAACCGATGTGTCGAATGTCACCGTAAAGCTGTTTTCGATTACGATTCCGGGATCATTTTTCAACTGCCACGATTCACCGGGGAATATCTTCACATTTCCCAATACATAGGCTATCGATGTGCCTTGATTGCGGAATATGATAATCGAAGGGGAATTTGTTCCCTCGTTCTCGATCGTCCCGTTCGACGTTCGGATCGTGTTCTTATATATGATTTTTAGAGGCTTAATCATCGTTATCTCGTTTAAAAATGTACCACAATATTATACCGGCGCAAATGATGGATCCAGCAATGACAAATACGTTGAATCCGGTTTCTAACCCCATACTTTTTTTTTTAGATCGATCCACCTCTTAAATTCTCCGACGGTGATCCGGTCGTCGTGATCCAAATCGATACCGGGGTTTGCGTCGGCTATTACCTTCGCCGGGAGTGTCGATGTTTGCAACACATAACCGTCCGGCTTGCCGAGAGCCGCAGGGAAGAAGGTAACGAGGTAAAGATCATACAAAGAGCTCATCTTGCCCCGATACGGATAAAAATACTTATACACGTAGTCGAGTTGGGCGACATTCGACATCTTCCGCAGAGCTTCGGTCGTCGTGCCTAACCCCTTCGCTGTGTCCGGCATGAACTGGATAAGGCCCGACGCTCCGCCATTCGGATTATAAGCAGCGGGATTCAAACCGCTTTCCGAGTTCATGACGAACATAAGCCAATCGGGCTCTATACCCAGTTTTGCGCAGATTAGTCGTACCTTCTGCAAGAATGCTTCCTTATTGCTTGTTACTTTATTTTCGAACCACATGATACATAGTTATTTATATTGTTATTCTTCCTGAATGACTAAAAACCAAACGAGGGCTACCGCTCCGATCGCAACGGCCCACTTCTTCCAGCGCAAATCCTGACCGGTGACTACCACGTCATCGAATCCTCCACCGTCAAGGGCGCCATCGTCCGAGGTTTCCGGGGATTGAAGCACGGTATTATTCCGGGACGGCATGATGATTCTTTTTTTTCTGTCTTTCCGTACCATATCGCTACATATTATTTTTCAACAACAACAGACCGATAGCCAATACACCGGCTCCGGCCAATACGTTTTTCTCGACGACTTCCGTAGATGGGTTATGGTCCGAAGTCCCATTCTCGATATCCATATTGGCTTTGATTTCGTCGGCCCAATCTTCCATAAAATCGGGATCGCCTCCATTTTGGTAGGCGTTGACACGTTGAAAGGGTATATCTGGATTTTTTACATAAACCAAAAGCGAAAGATCCTCGACATTCGGTCTTAAACGAGAAATTGGCAATAAATTATAAATATAAGAATAGCCATTTTCCGGGTATTCGTAATATTCGTAATCGTATTCGTAGAAGCACGGATAAGGATATGGAGGATAAAGAGGACGGTAATATTCAAGTTTTTGAGGGAAATAATCTATCCCTTTTTCTTCTCCGATCGCTTTTAATTTTTCATCATACCAGTTATCGGTAGGTGTATCGCCGGTTTCGTTATAATAGTCGAGAACTTCCTTTACTGATATTACAGCCTTTTCCGGGTTATCTCCCAAATCTAAATATCCGATAAGGTCCTCACGTACAAATCCAAATCGAAAGTATGCTTTGGAAAAATCGGGTTTCTTTGCTGTTTCTTCGTCTGGGTACTCTCCAAACAAGTTAAAATATTCTTCCCTATATGCATCATCTCTTGCCTCTGGACGCAAGTACTTCCAATAAAATTTAGATGTATCTCGATAGACTCCTTCGTCAAGATAAACATAGTGCCATCTTCCGTCCGGCATATCGACGAACTGCCCCGTTAAGATAAGAGGATTTGGAGCATGGGTTAATTCATTGTTGATATAACCATGTTGATACCAAAAAGCATCATTACCCTTTACCCAATATCCCTTCCAAATTTCCGCTATGCAAACCGATTCGTATGTAGGTCTGGCACGGAGGGTTACATAGGTACAAAGCCGAGTAACCCGTTTCCCTTGTAATTCTTCCGAAAATCCTTTTGCCGCATTTTTATAGGCTGCTTCTATGTATTCCCAAAAGGGCGTTGAATCTGGCCATTCATGAGAAAGATTCTCCGAAGTCAAACGGGGAACACTTTCGGCGGAATAATTCCAAGTATTTATTTTAAAATTCTGATTCGTAATCCTTATATTACGAATTTTCATATAAGCCTCTATATCTACACCTTTGGGTATAAATGGAGGCCAATAATCGGAATCATATATTTTATCGGAATAGAACATCTCAAAAATTGTTTTTTATCCACTTAACAGCGAGCACTGCACCTACGGCAATGGCTCCATATTTGAGGATAGAAAAGAAGTTCAGATTAAAAGCCCCTTTCCAATATCCGTTCGTATGCCCTTGCGCCTCGGCTTCCTGAACCTGACGACTGATATCATTGCGAATAGATTGTGCAATTTCCGGGTCTACTTTTTCAAGAACTGAGGTTAATTCTTTGCTCTCCTTATAGGTGTATTTAGATTCTTCTAATCGGGCTTCATTCGAGAAATAATAAATTGTCGCTCCGACAGAAATAACTACGGCACTGACAATAAGAGTAACCAATGCCGTAGTAGAAATTACCACTCCGACGAATGCCGTATTATTTACGATAGATAACAATGCCGGGGCAAATTGTGTCAATGTACTTTGTCCTTCCTTTACATTTTCTACCAGCCCGCTATCTTTTAGATATTCGTTTCTCTCTATAATTTCGTTATACAGATTTCGAATCTTTGTCTTATAAGATGTTACATTATAGCCTCTTGCCTCTAACCGACGGCAATATTCAGCACCGATAAGGAGGTAAGTTAAACTATTCATATCGTTCTCGATAATCAAGTTTAACCGGGCTTGTGCCGTATTGTATTCGGCAGGATTAACCGATTTCAATTCCACATAATCTTCACGCACCCAACCCCATACATTTTTTCCATCGACAGCGCCGAGCCGATACCAGTTCCAGCCGTCCACCGTTTCAAACATGCCGTCAGACATGCCGACAAACCCGTTGACCGTGTAAAGCAACTCCGAACTATATGAAGGTTGCGAATATACCGAAACTCCGGTAAATCGGGGAAAAACGCCCTTGTTGAAGAAATTAGGATTGTATTTCATATCAAGCGAATTGTTTAATCATGCCCAAGAGAGCGGGGTTTTCTTCCAATTTGTCACACAGTTTTTCCAACAAATTCAGATAATCGGGCTCGATGGCTGCCAGCCGTTCGGCGATCCGCAATATCCGGGAGTTGTCGTCGGTATTCGATTCCGGGACGGGAACCCGGATAGGCTGCGAAGTTCCGGCAACGCCTACCTGCATGCCCGGACGGCCGAAGAACCTTTCGAGGATAGCCGGAAGATAAGGGGCTACACGGCCGATCGCTGACTGCAAAGGGCTTTCCCGTTCCTCTAATTCTTCTTCGTATTCTTTTACCTTCGATTCGAGCTCGGCGATACGGAACTCTTTCTTTTGGGCGTCGAGTGCCGCGGCGATTCTCCGGTCCACTTCATCGGAAGGCACGCCGCCGATATTCACTGCTCCCGTCTGGGAGGAAACGGACGTTACATCATCTTCCAGCACGAAGTAATCCCGATACCAGTTTCTCCGGGAGTTTCCGTCGGACATCTCGATGTAATATTTTCCCGGCTCCAAATATTCGAGGGTTCGGGATAGTCGATCTTCCATCGTCTTTTTATTTTCGCCTTCCTCGCTTTGGAACTGGAAAGCATCAGCGCCGGGAGAGGTGCGAATCTGTATCTGTTTCACGTTCGGCGTCGATTTCACCCATTCGATTAGATTTTCTTTTCCGCGTATCATAGTCTGTCAGTTTTTAATCTTCGTATTCAAAATTTAAGAAAACGACCTTATCCCCTACCGTCTGGGCAATATCTTGGGAGAGCTCTATATAGGAACTCGGTAAATCGGCTTGCAGATTATCCATATTCAGCCTGAAAGGGGAGTTCCATTGCGACAGATACAATACGGGGAACCGGTACAAGATGATATCCGATTTATAAACCAGTGTCAAAAACGAATTGATCGGCGCAACAATAGGTATGCTGTCCGGCGACGAAACGTCCGAAGATGTTATTGTCGCATAGATATTTTTAAACTTCTTATCCACCAACACCCTATTATCCGGCAAATAATACTTGTTCGCCGAATTGGAATACACCGGAATGTTAACCGACTGTATTTTCAATTTCTCGAAACAATCCTGTCTTTTGCACAAGGATTCGGGAGTATAGGTGTAGTAAAACGTCAACAGGATATGCTGTGTGTTTCCTGTTTTCGGTTTCGTCAGATAACAGTTCGGGAGTACAAGGTATCGGTTGATCGGGATTTGCCGGCCTCCGTACATGAAATAGAATAACGGGATATTCGAAATAAAGTCATCGTTTTTCAAATCTACCAATGTGACGAAAAACTGTCCGACATTATTCGAAGATATGACGTTACCGTCCGGATCCTGAACGTTCGAAGAACTGTAACTGATTCCGAACACAGTCATCGCCGTAATGAATTTGTCGGACAATACCGGGGTATCCGGCAGATAGATACGTTCTCCGGGATTAGCCTGAGAAACATCTATCGAAATGGAATAGGCTCCGGTAAAAGGTGTATATTCTAATCTATTCATAACAAAAAGCTAAATTTAAATTACGGACTCTGCTATCTGTGGATCTTATATATATTTTGCTACGGTTGAAATCGATCTCTACCGGCGCAATGAATTTTCTGCGAAGGGATAAAGTCCCCGCTTCCAATACTCCTTCCAAGCCGGAGAAAAAAGTGATGGGGACACAGTTAAGGAAACGGGATTTGTCTTTGGGGACAAAATAGAGATATCCCGATTCGATGAAGTTCGGGTAATTGAATATATCCGACGTATCGTCCGAAGATACATATATACCGGTTATTCTTTTCCCTTCCAATGCCTGTACTTTCCTATACAGCGTTATATCTTCCATTTGGGAGGTAACGGGTACGGTCAGGTTATAGATGTTTCTTTGAGAAGGGATAGGTAAGTTCTCCGATCCTATATATACGGAGAAAAATACAACGCTTTCGGTCGGAACTTCTGTCTGAATCGACAGGAAAGAACGCTCCCAGTCTATTACGGCATCTATTCTCGGCAGGTTATTCCCTGAGAAGGAATTGAAATAATCGATAGTGAGAGAATCGACGATTAAATTCCCGTCCATGTCATACAGGGTAACATATATGCCGGTCGACATCAACAAAGGATAACGCCCCGCCAAATCGTAGGTTACGCCCGAAGCGACATAATAAGATTCCAGCCATAGGATTTTTTTACCTTGCAAATGGGTGGACACGGGAAAATAAACCCGGTTTTCGCCCGGATTTACAGTTAATTGTATAAAGTCTACATTCTGTATAACGTATTCCCTCATTTCTTTTCTTTTTAAGATTTCCCGGAGATAGAGGTCACTCCGGGAAATCGATGGTCTGACACTATTATGGAATCATCACGCGGGGGCGAGGAAGTCGTTCACGTCGCCCTTGTAGTTTTCGAGCAACAGAGCTCCGTTCTTCACGAGGAAGCCGAGCATAATAAGACTCAACCCTACGGAGCCTTTCGGAGAACTTGCCGGCTGGAATACCGATGTGTTGGCACACGGGAATTTCAGACTGAAAGTCTGTTCTTTCGTTCCGGCGAAAGCGATCATTTCCGGGGTATAGAAAATCTCATCGAGTACGGAACTGTCGAGCGATACGACTGCGGCATCGGTTGTTCCGCTGTTGGCTGCTTGGTGCGATACGTTGAAGATAGAGGTTTCCAAAGCCTCGAATGTTACCGTCGTTCCGGTTTGCAAACGAAGCGAACCGCCATAAACGCATTGAACATCTACGGGGATTGTGTCGGTTGAACCCATTACCTTCGCTTTGGCAACGAGATCGGATAACGAAGTGGCGAGTACGGCGGATCCCGGATTGGCTGTCATCTCGTAAATCAGGAACAACCCCATGCCATAGGCAAGGAACAAGTCGTTACGGTTCAACAACTGCCCGTATGTACCCTGCTGTCCGTTCTGGCGCATGGGATCAAAAACATAGTTGCCTACTCCGTTTACCAGAGTCTGATCTATACGTAAAAAGGAAGATTGAGGGAAAAGTTCGGGACTCAGCGCCTGTACTTTTTTTCTTGCGTCCTCCCAACGTTTGCGAAGGTAAGGCGCTATAAATTGATTATTCATAATTTACCTTGTTTTAAAATAAGACATTTTTAAACGGCGCCCCTTTTACATGAGGACGTTGTTTTGATTTTTTTTTTGACCCTTGCCAATAATGCTTTGGCGATAAGCCGCATTCGCACCGTACAGGGCATTATTGAATCTGCTGAACGGAGTACCGGCCAACGAGGGAACCGAGCTTGCGATCACGCCTGCGGCTCCCGCTCCTATCATGCCCGCGCCCAATTCGTCGATACCGTCCATCTTCACAAGGGAAGGAAGGATCGCACCGATGGCGATAGAGCCCAAATCGGTATATAAAGAACTCTTTCCTTTCATGATGGTCCCTTTCACCACCTGACAGATGGCGCCGCCTGCGGCTCCACCGAGGACAGTTTTAACGATTCTGTCCGTTTTCGTTTTCTTTTTCATAAAACAATCTTTTTTACCTGTTAATTACTTACTTCATTTTACGCACTTTGTCGATGATGCGTTTCTTCTCCGCTTCCTTACGTTTGAGTTCGTTATTGTAGCGATCTACTTCACGACAACGTTCTTCGTAGCGTTTCCAAACCTCTACCGAGCTTTTCATCTTCGGTTGTTTGGGGTACTTTTTCTGTTTTGCCATTTTCTTTATTTTTTAGAGGGTTTATAAAAGTTATTTTTTCTTCTTTTTCTTATCGCTGCTTCCGCCGAATATCAAAGCCATCAATACGCCGCCTACCAGTAGAATACCGAGAAGATTCGAGCTGGCGACTGTTCCGGTCGGCTGGCTGTAATCGAATAGAGGATTGTCGGTGCTTCCGCTTCCTGTATCTGGAATGATAATGTCGTCTGCATCGGAGACAATACCGGCAAATCCGTCTGTCGTAGAAGGTGCGTTAACCCTGATTTTTTCGTTTGTCTCTTCCTCGCTATTACCGAATATTTTTTCGAAGAATTTGGCAATAGCACTTAAAACTCCCAAAATTGACGATACGATGGCTATCCAACCGGCAACGACGGGAATATTCCCTAATTTAACTTCAAGGAGATATTCTTTTCCACTCATCGAATGGCGGCTATATATTGCAGAGTTTATTATTTCCAGACACCTCGTTTCCGTGAAGCAACCAGACTCCCGTATCTGTTTATATAAACTTATATAATAGGATCTCTTGTTTTTTACGGCATCGGGAAATTGGTCGAGAGTCTTATCGGGAATAAATGAATACATAAAGTACTCAGCCGATTCGAACAATGTACTTTCCATATCGTTTATTTCTTTTTGCGTCGGTGTAGGACCCGAAAGGGATGCCGCTCTCATCTGGCGGTATGAAGCCCTCCCGACAGCCACATCGCTACCGAGGAACTCCGAAGCATCGAATCCCGGCGTACTGATGCCGGTAGCTTCGAGCAGGTAATCGATATCGTCCTCGTTAGCCGCGACAGATGGTGATTGCTGGATAACCGCTCCGAGGATAATGTTCATCATCTGTGAACGTTGCTCGTTGGTCGTTCCGACAGGCTGGTTAAAGGCCCCTTCGTCGTACATCACCCGGAGGCAGGAGATGCCTTTCTCTGCATCTACTATTCCGTTTTCCGCATTTTCGTACAGCATGATAGCCACCGTCGCCACGTCCATAAGGTTCTCTATACGGTTGGCAAATGCTTCGTCTTTCGCTGCAACGGCTCCCTTATACAAGGTATTCAACGCATTCAAGTTGATTAAAAAGTCTTGCTCCACACGGGGCAAATATTCCTTGCCCTGTATCTCGATCATTTCGGTTTCGGTGAAGTAACCGATGCCGGGACCGGATAACCGGCTTATTTCTGTGGTTCCTTTCATATCTATTTTTTTTGTATATGGACATTCTTTATTGAATACGGCTTTTCCGTTTTCGTCCCGATATACGGGATCGACGATAATCTCCTTTCCGCTTTCGTCGATGGCAACCGCATAGACGTGCGTAGGGTCGCTGTTGCCTTCATAGGCGGCGAACCGGAACAAGTGAGGAATACCCATGCACCGGAGGCACGAGCAAATAAAGATCGAAAAGCTCTTACAATCCCCCTCGCCATCGCTCCATAACCTCGCCGGGGTTCTGATCCATTGCTTTTGCAAAGGGTCGATCTGGTACTTGATGTTTTTGTCGACGAAATCGAAAACAGCCCGGCAACGGGAAAGAGTATCATTCCCCGGAAGGTTATCGGCCAACTCCTGAACTTGTGCATAGTCGGAGTTGTAGCAATCGATGACTGCCTGCATGATATCCTTCGTTTTTCCCTGACGATTGATTATCGTGTCTTTATGTTCTGCTTGTGCTATCATTCCGTAGTAGAGGTTATTTCGGTTACTTCCGCGTCTTTGTCATGGGCGACATCGGTCACTTTGTCGCCGCTCGAAAACAGGTTCTTTATCATTTCCACAAGAGAAACCAGCGAAGGAATACGCACGTAGAAAGAAGGGGTAAACTGGTAGCTGGTTCCGTTGGCTCCGAGCCGTCCGTTTATAGACACATCGATGTGGTATTTGCTGGCGTTCGTCGCCAAATAAGCATTCAGGAGGCTGAGCAGTTTAGAGGTTTTCAGGCTTACCCGTGCCCGTACCTTCACAGTCTGGTAAGATTCCAAAACTACGTTATTGAGGCTTTGGCTCGACGATCCGACGAACGTACCGTTTAAATACAGGCTGAACTGTATGCCGTTCAGTACTACCCTGTTCTGCGAAAGGTTTTGCAGTTGGAAATCTATATCTACCGTGGTATAATCCCACTTGATAGAGAAAAAACGGAATCCCACGACTTCGATGTTCGTTTTCATCAATGCCGTTGCCGTTGCAAACTTATTGTATAACCAGAGTAAGAGGCCACCTCCTACGAGCCATTTTACCGCTTTATTCATTCGCACATATTATTTAATGCGGAACGAATATAGGTATCTTCTTACCGGAGGCTGCAAGAATTGCAATTTATGAAATTTTTGACCGTCTTTTAACTCGGTTTAACTTCCAAACCGAGAAAATCGCAGAACTTTACCCATTCGACAGGCGAGTATTTGGGCAAAGAATGCGCATCGCGATACAAACGTACCAACCGGCACGCTTTGCTCTCGCTGATCTTCAACCGACGCGCTATCTCTTTGTTCGTCACAATATCGATTTGCATGTCTATTTGTTTTTTTAATGTTTTATTTATGTCCGAAAATGGTTGCAAAAATCAACTTAATTTTTAAATAGCTAATAATAAAGCTA